TAACAAGGAATAACACATGTCTGTAACTGAAAAACCGATTAAAACGCCCACTGTGCCGTTATCGTTTGGGAAAGGTAGTAAGGGAGCACGACCGCCAGTAAAATCGATTGTGGACGCTTTAAGGACGCGAGACGATAAGTTATCGCACCAAGCAGCGAACCTTATCGATAGTCTTTTAACAGAAAACGCCAAATTGAGAGGTGACAAGTATGGATTATGAAGTAATAACTGGTTTTTTGCTTTGGATACTTTTAATTATGGTGCTGTTGTTTGGTTATTTGCTGTATCAACTTGAGTTGAAAATTGACTCAGGAAAATCAATCGATAACCCTGTGGATAACACTGTGGATAAGTTGTGAGTAAAATGTGAGTTTTTACAATATATATATTATAAATATATTTATTATTTTCTTTCAGAAAATAATTAAAACATCTTAACAGTATATATTTAAAAACTATTATGATAGAGTGCTAATCGTTTCCTAATCTCAACTAATGGAGTTAATCATGCAATTAATATGTAAAGACTGCCGACATTGTGTTCCTTCACAATATTGGACTGATTTCAAAGATTCTTTTAAAGCGTTGGAGTACGCAAAATGTTGGGCAACCGCTAAACAAAATTTAGTCACTGGGGAATACATACCTGAATTTCACTGTACAACGGCGCGTAAGTCTGACCGCTTGTGCGGTGAAAAAGGAAAATGGTTCGAATTGAATGAACCGCACGAATTTTATGACCAAGTACCTAATCAAACTAAGGAGACCGAAAATGTCTAATGATAGAGCAGATTTTGATGATTCAGTCCGTAACACCGCCTGGTGGTCGTCAGACAGCCGTATGGCTGCAGCAGGACGCGCAAACGAGGCGATTATGCAAAAGATAGGTTTAATGGAGAAACCCGATTTAAGCCAAGTAGAGGCTGTTCAAATGGGTCATGTGATGCAGCCTGTAATCGGGCGTCTCGCAAGTGAGCGTTTAAGGCTTAATTTAAAAGATGCCGACTACATGATGACGCACGCAGGAGAGCCGTGGTTAAAATCCCATTTTGATTTTATAGACGAGTCAGGGACACACCTTGTCGAAGCTAAGAATTATGGCGCTCATAAGCAAAAATTCTTTGATTCAGGCGCTAACATAATCCCTGCCGAAGACATGGCGCAACTGATTCACGAGGCAACAGTTCATAATGTTGATAAAATTACCTTAGCAGTCTTATTTGGGGGACAAAACTTTGAAACTTTTTCTTATACGATTAGCCAAGAGCAAAAAGAATCCTTTATTTTGGATATGGCAAAAAATTGGGCAGCGGTCGCAACCCGAACCCCGCTCCCCGCTGAGTCACCAGAGCAAGCACGAGCACTTTATGCAGTCAGTAGCCCAAGAGCAGCCATTGCCAACAGCAACATCGAAAAAGCCGCGCAAGCGCTCAAAGCAGTCAGTACCAACAGAAAAGAGCTTGAAGCCAAAGAAAAAGAGCTACAAGCGTATATCCAAGACTACCTCAAAGAGTGCGACACGCTCCAAACGGTCGACGGCACAATCTTAGCTACGTGGAAGTCGCCCAAGCCTAGTATGACGTTTGACGCATCTTTGTTTAAAAGCAGTATGCCTGATATATATAATCAATTTGTGGTCGAAAAGTCTGGTTCGCGTCGTTTCCTAATCAAGTGAGGGTTTTATGTCTAATTTAATTGCAGTGAGTGATATGGGCGTCATGGCAGACGCTATTGTTAAGTCAAATTTTTATGGGTTCAAATCAAAAGAACAGGTCATGGCGGTGATGCTTGTCGCCCAAGCCGAAGGGAAACACCCTGCAACCGTGGTTCAGGAGTACGACATTATCCAAGGTCGTCCTGCCCTGAAGTCACAAGCGATGCTTTCCCGATTTCAATTATCGGGCGGCAAGGTCGAGTGGCACGAGATGACGCCTAAAAAGGTCAGTGGCACGTTCTCGCACCCCAACGGTGGGTCATTAACCATCGAATGGACGATTGAAATGGCTAAACAGGCGGGCGTTTACCGCGAGGGTTCGGGTTGGACTAAGTACCCCGAAGATATGCTCACAGCGAGGGTTATAAGCCGCGCAGTGCGCAAGGTTTACCCTGCCTGTATTTTGGGTCACTACGCAGTCGAGGAAGTGGTCGATTTTGAGCCGATGAAACCTAAAAACATCACGCCGCAGCCAGTGGAGATTGCCCATGTTTCAGAGATTATTGATAACCCCGTCAAGACTGGAAAGTACAAACTTATTCTCCCCACAGGAGAAGTCTACGATTCGTTCGATAATCCCCAAGACTATGTGGACGCGTACAAGTCTATGGTTGGAAAAATCCGAGACAGCAAAAAGCTGGAAATGCAAGATAAAGTCCTCAAAGTGGCGGATTTGAAGGAAGCCAACGCGGATACTCGCGCCCTGTTAACGGCGTCCCAGTTAGCGAGTTTAAACGCCGATAGCCCAAAGCAGGAAGCGTCAGACCTGTAGCGACTGGGGTAACCCAACGCGACCGGATACTGGCGCATTTGAGGCGTTATGGCAGCATCACACCACAAGAGGCGCTCAGACACTATGGCTCTTTCCGACTCGCCGCACATATCGAAGTTTATCGAAAAGCGGGACATAGAATCGAAACGAACATGGTTACAGAAAACGGCTCAGAGTTTGCAAGATACGTATACAAGGAAACAAAAAATGGCTGAAAGAAGGGAAAATACTGGGGTTCTGTTTCCACAACAGAACAAAAAGAACGAAAGGTCGCCCGATTACAAGGGTGAAATCAAGGTCGGCAATCACCTGATTAAAATCAGTGGTTGGACGAAACATTCGGCTTATGGTAGTTTGATTTCGCTGATGGTCGATAAGCAGCAGGGGGAGACTCTTAAAAAGTATCCCCAAGAAGTCAAACCTAAAGACGATGATTCGGATGTCCCTTTCTGAAAACTACATTCACATTGCCGTTCCCGCCCAGTATGAACACGTACTGGCGCAACTTTCGGGGTCGTATGGTTCTGTCCCCGCAAGGGCGGCAATATAAGGTGGACGTTTGGAAAGCGGTTTTGGAGCAAAAAGTACCGAAGTTTGGGGGGAGTATGCTTAGATTCAGGATGGAAATTACGCCACGCGACAAGCGCAAGTTTGACATCGACAACCGCATAAAAGGGGTTTTTGATGCTTTGCAGGCCGCAGGAATCATGGAAGATGACTGGCAAGTGGTCGAATTGTACGTGGCAAGACTAGACGGGGTCGAAAAGCCTGGTAAGGTTGTGATAACTTTAGAGACTGTTGACGACCTCCCATCAGCATGAGATGAGCCGCACCCCCTCGCGGCAGAGATTAGGACGGTGTTGGTTGACCACCGCTTCATGCAGTCAACTGCTTTTCTAATCAATTGGAGGACAAAATGACTCATATTTTCGTAGCAACGCCGATGTATGGTGGAAATTGCACGGGTTATTACACGACTAGTCTTATGCAGATGCAAAAGATGTTTATGAATAACAACGTGACTATGACGTTTGGCGCGATGTTTAATGAATCACTCATTACCCGCGCTCGAAACGGATTAGCCCACAATTTTTTAAAATCAGACTGTACGCACCTGTTTTTCATTGACGCGGATATTCACTGGAATCCGGAACACGTGTTGCCGATGCTTGCCGCTGATAAAGAAATCATTTGCGGCATTTATCCTAAAAAAGAGATTAACTGGACGTCTGTATTGTCAGCAGCACAAAATGGCGTGTCATTAGACCAACTCAAACACTACACCGGTTCATGGGTTGTCAATTTGGTCGATTACAGCGGCGAAGTCACCGTGCCAATCAATCAGCCATTGGAAATCTGGAATGGCGGTACGGGGTTTATGCTCATTAAACGTGAAGTTTTTGAGAAATTGGCTGATGTAGTGCCGTCTTACGTTAATAACGTGGTCGATTTGGGCGGTCAATTGCAAGTCGAGCCGATTAAAGAGTTTTTTGCAACGTCTATTGAACCTGAAAACAACGTATTGCTTTCAGAAGACTATCATTTTTGCCGCATCGCAAGAATGAATGGAATTAAAGTATGGGCTGCTCCGTGGGTCGAATTAGGCCATGTCGGAACGTACATATTTGAAGGCCGTTTACCACAAAATCCGTAGGGGTATGTATGAAATCACAAGGGAAAAAAACATGATGAACGAACGAATCTTAAAACTATATGACCAAGCAATTATTTTAGAAGGCAATGGCGACTACGTGACAGGTGAGTTGGATCCTTTCAAGTTTGCCGAGTTGATTGTGAAAGAATGTGCTTATATTATGGACAAGGATGCTGATCATCCATTTGTTAGCCGCGGTAGTATTTTGAAGCATCATTTCGGAGTTGAAGAATGAACGAACGAATTCGAGAACTTGCTGAACAGGCTGGATCGACCCATAAACAAAATCTTG